ACGCGCCCAAGTACTCAAAGAAGAACCAACATGTCATTGGTGCAGACGACGCCCAGCCACCCAAGCCGACCACATCATCGAACTGGACCGCGCACCTGAGCTGGCATACGAACGCAGCAACATCGTCGGTTCCTGCCAGCCCTGCAACAGCAAACGTGGCAGCACCTACCAAGCCAAGAAGCAGGCGCAACGCAGACAAAACGCTTTTGGATCGTCAAACCCCTTCGCCCCGCCCTCACACTTTCCCTTATCCCAACAAGGTATGACAGATGCCGGCGATATCGCTGTAAGTGATAGCGATGCGCCGATAGTTGGGCGAAACGAGCCAAGATTGGTCACACCGCATTTGGGGGGCGAGACATTCGGCCCTGACGTAACCGCGTGGGCTGCACGGAACCTGCCAGGTGAGTTGATGCCATGGCAGCAGCTGGTACTCAATGGGCAGTTAGAGCATGACGGCACCGGCCAACTGCACCGCAGCGAATCGTTAGTGTCTGTCGCACGACAGAACGGCAAGAGTTATGCGCTGATGGCGTTGGTGGGCTGGTGGTGTACGGAGATGCCACGTCATGCTGGCCGGCCGCAACGGATTATCAGCACCGCGCACAAGCTTGAACGTGCGTTTGGTCTGTTCAAGGAGCTAGCGCCGATCCTTGAGGAACGGTTCGGCTGTAAGGTGAACTGGTCGTACGGTCGGAACTTTTGCGAGTTCGCGGACGGCACTATCTGGCATGTGACCGCAGCAACACCGGCGAACGCGCACGGTGCAACAGCTGACCTGGTGGTCGCTGATGAGGTGTGGAACATCGGCCCCGAAGTGATCTTCGACGCGTACCGGCCGACAATGTCGGCACGCCCGAATCCGCTGATGTCGATGTGGTCAACGGCCGGCGACGTAGGGTCAAAGGTGATGATGCAGTTACGGGAGCAGGCAATCCAGGCGATAGATGCCGGCACCACGTCGTCGTTGTATTTTGCGGAGTGGTCACCGCCACCGGGCAGCAACCTTGAGAACGCGGCAACTTGGAACTGGGCCAACCCGGCATTGGGCACCACCATCAACCTTGACCGGCTGCGTCGGATGGCTGAAACACCGAACCGGCAGGCGTTCTACAGGGCGCATTGTAACGTGTGGATCAGCGCGAGCGCAGCGTGGCTACCTGCCGGCCATTGGGATAAATGCCAAACGGACGATCCGATGCCGGCTGGTGGCTGGCTCGCTGTTGATAGTGACATTACCGATTTACGCTACTGTGGTGTTCGTGTCGCACCGGACGACGCCGGCCAGCTGCATGTTCACACGGAGTTTGTGGTCGATAACGCGAACGCGATGTGGGCAGAAATTGAACGTGTCCTTGCTGACGATGCGGTGCAGCTCGCGTTGACACCCGGCTTCTTCGCGTTGTGCCCACCTGAGCTGCTGCGACGCGCCAAGGATTTCGGGCAGCGTGAAATGACGACGTTCACCGCGATTGTTCGCAACATGATCTTGGAACGACGCATAGTGCACCACGGCCAACTGTCGCTTGCGGAACAGGTCAACCGGGCGGTTGCTGGCCGGTCCGGTGGCACAATCACCCTGTCGTCGCAGAAGTCACCCGGCCCGATTGAGCAGACACGCTGCATGGTTGCTGCTGCCGGGTTCGCTGCCGCGCCACAAGCCAAAGTTCGCAAACCAATGTTAGGCATTGCTAAATGACACACCCATGTGGTAAATGGTGCTAGCCTGTAGGCGTGGGTCTGTTCCGCACGCGTACTGAGCCAGCAATCGGCACCGCCTCCGTGCAGGCTGCGGCCGGCGCATCGGCACGACCCGGCGCGTTGCAGTACTACGTCGTCGGCGCAGCTACTGCACGCGCTTTGTCTATTCCTACCGTGTCGCGTGCTGTCGGTCTGATTACCAGCATGATTGGCGGCCTCGAGTTCCGCACCTACACCCAGTCATGGGATACCGCCGCGCAGGCTTACGAACGCACGTACATACCGGGCGAATCGTGGATGACACGACCCGATCCGAAAGCCACACGCAACTTCATGATGGCATCAACCGTGCAAGACCTCATGTTGCACGGCCGCGCGTTCTGGTACATCACATCGCGGTACAACACCGGCTTCCCGGCATCGTTCACATGGCTACCAGCTGACAACGTAGCCACACTAGACCAGGCCGGCCCCGAATGGTTCGGCCCATCGAATGACATCCAATTCAACGGTGTAGACATTGACACCGACAACGTGGTGCAGTTCCTCAGCCCGATCAACGGGATGCTGTGGACTGGTAACCGTGCAATCCAAATCGCCTACGAACTGGATGAGGCGGCACGCCGGTACGCGCACCACGGTGGCGGTATCGCATCGGGTTACCTGCAACAAACCGATGGTGAACCGATGGGCGGCGACGAACTGGCAGAACTTGCGCAAGCATGGTCGGAGGCACGCGGCAACCTTGCCGTCGGTGCGTTGAACCAGCATGTGAAATATGTGGAGTTCTCCCAAGACCCGTCAAAGCTGCAGTTGATGGACGCCCGCCAACATTCTGCGTTGGAACTAGCACGCGTGTTCCAGGTGCCGGCATGGCTGGTCGGGGTCGCTATCGGCGGCATGACGTACCAGAACAGTCAGCAGGCACGCCAAGACCTGTATCTGTTCGGCGCTAAACCGTTCGTGGATTGCATCGAGCAAACATTGTCGCTTGACACCGTTGTCGCACGCGGCAAACACATTGAAATGGACATCGGCGCTTACTTGCGTGAGGCCGAACTGCCCAGCACCGCCCCTGCCCCTTCTGAGAGTGAGGACGCCACCGAATGATCCGATTCACCGCCCAATCCGTCACCCTTGACGCCGCAGCCGGCGAAGCAGATAAGCCGCGCACCATTAGCGGTATCGCTGTGCCGTATGGTGACACCGCTACGGTGTCGACCGGTCAGCAGGTACGCATCGAACAGGGTGCTTTGCCGGTTGACGGCCCCGCGCCACGCCTGTTGGAGTCGCACGATCCTAGCCGCATCGTTGGTTTGGTCACGGCCCGCGAAGATACCGATGCCGGCATGTTGTTCACCGCTGAGATTGCACGCACCGCAGCCGGTAACGACCTTGTAGAACTGGTCAAGATGGGTGCGCTTGACAGCGTGTCTATTGGCATTGAAGCCCTTGATTATGAAATGGACGGCCCTACGATGGTCGTCAAAGCCGCCGACTGGCAAGAATTGTCGGTCGTCTACCAGCCAGCGTTCGCTGGCGCAACCATCAGCGAAATCGCCGCACAAGCGGAGACCGCATCAGAAACCCAACCTGAGGAGACCAAAGTGTCCGAAGATACCCAGCCCGAAGTGGTCGAAGCTGCACAAGCTGAGATCGTTCCAACCCAGCCGTTGCACGCTGCAGCAGCCAAGCCGTTCAAGCTTCCCAGCGCATCCGAATGGATTGTTGCCGCCATTGAAGGCGGTCACCGTTGGCATCAGATGAACGAAAACATCCGTGCAGCCGCACCCGATGTGACCACCACCAACAACGACGGTGTGCTCCCTGAGCCGCTCGTCGGCCCGGTGTACAACAACTACCTTGGCATCCGTCCGGTCATTGACGCGTTCGGCACGAAGGCAATGCCCGCCGGCGGCAAGGTGTTCATCCGTCCGTCGGTGTCCACGCATACCAGCATGGGCCAGCAGGCCGCAGAACTTGACACGCTGACCGCTGGCGAGTTCCAAGTGCAGGAAAACCAGGTCACGAAGAACAGCTACGGCGGCTACGTCAGGCTGTCAGAACAAATCATCGACTGGTCCGACCCCAGCATCGTTGACCTTGTGCTGCAAGACATGGGCCGCGTGTACGCGCAAACCACCGACAACGTGGCAGCTGACGCGCTTGTCGCTGGTGCCACCACCACCGGCAACTTCACCGTTGCGAACATTGGCGACCCGACCGAATGGCTCTCATGGTTGTACGCCAACGCCGCCTACATTCTGGAGAACGCCGGCAACGGCGGTCACCTGCCCACCCACCTGTTTGTGTCCGCTGCGAACTGGGAAGCCCTCGGGAAACTTGAGGACGGCTC